CCTTCTTCCAGGCTGCGGTGCCGAGTACGGCTTCTCTTAATTGATCTCTGTTCATAATAAACTCCTGACGGTTCAACCGTCTGTAGATATGTATATCTGATTAAATTTAATCGGTGATTTTTCCTGTTTTTTATAGACCTACAAATACTGTGGGGACTGGGTTGATAGGGATATCGGTAATATCTCCGCAATCCCAAGGATCTCCTAACCTATGAACAGGAAACCCTCCTACAGTAACGGTGCCTGCACCTACAATAGTAAACGGAGTAGGGACATTATTACCGTCTGAATTTAAGTGATTGTGAGTAGAGTCCGTGTAACCATTGGCTACACACACAGCAACACCATAAGCAGTTACGGTTGGAAAAGAATTTAGTGCCGTTAGGACATGCGCTGTACTAGCTGCTGGAGCTAACCCTGGCGTGGCTGTTGTAGAATCTCCTACTATTGATATTGGTTGCATTATATCTCCTCTGGTGTTTCTGTTTCTGGGTCAATATCTACCTTAACTTTTTTAACTGTAATTACCGGATCCTCATACTCATCTATCTTTTTTATGTTCCTAGGAGGTACGATGGTTACTTTAGTATATCTATCTTTTGTTGATTGCTCTTTAGCGAAAGAGTTGTTCTCAATCTCTGCCTTAGCCGAGTCCCAGTCTGCAAACTCAAACAAGGATAAACCTTTTCTTTCTCTAATCTTTAGGTTCTTGTATAAGGTTCCCCAAGATACTATCTTGTTTTTTTCATCTAGGAATTCATCCCCAGACTCCCTCAAGGCTCTCATGGACTCTAATAACTTCCTCACATTAGTCTTTCTTCTAGGAAGCTGTTGTTGGTTGTTTTTAAATAACTTTTTCCTGTTAGATATAAGTTCTTTGTTGAATACAGTATAAACAGGACCTATGTAAGAATCATTAGGGTTGACACCGTTTTGATCATTAGCACGCTCCACCTTCATGAACTTAGGAGAAAACTTCCTTTTGTCTCTCGATGAATTAGGGTGGATGTTATAAATTATTCTTCTTTGATTGTAGCTCAGTAAGCTAGACCTACCTGTTGATACAAGAAGACTGGTTCTATCAGTGGGAACTACGACTAAATACCATGGTATTCTTCTAGGTATGTTAGGATACTCATCTTCGTATCCTATAAATCTTTTGAATGATATATCCTTGTAAGTTGCGGTAAGCTTTCCACTTTCTATAAGATGGTCTATGAAGGGATCCTCTGGGTCGATATAAAGTGTGAAGTACGGCCACGGTTTGAACTTAGACCAGTCATTCATAGACTCATCATCATCAATAATTTCATATACGACCCGTGTTTTTCTTATAACATTCCTTTCATAAGGAAGATCTTCAATAGTATTAGGGTCTAACTTTAAATAATAAGCAACCTCTCGACTGTTACTTAGATCGTAAGTCTCTTCTACAAAAGAAGACTCTGGGGATGAAACATCTAAAGTTATTTCATAAGAAGACCTTAGCATAGAAAATGCTTCAGAAGTCTCCTTCAGATCTAGCATAAACGATTTGTCTAAATTGGTATACAAGGGAACATATAACTCTTCTCCCTTAGAGGTTATAGTCTTTATGTAATCACCATCCTGTATGGACATGGTTGACGCATCTCCACTAGAGTTTAACCAATCAAAGGTATCGTTGTTCTTTACAGGATGAAGTTCTCTTATAGCTCCATCATCAATCAAAATAACAGACTTGTCAACATCCTCTGCAATTGTTTTCCATAGCCTCATCAACTCCTTACCACGACCTTGATACTTCTTTGGGTCCATTGGCTTAAGTTTATTATCTAAGAAGTTTATAAATCTCTTCTCATACGCAACAGTTACAGGAACGATGCTTTGGCTTTCATTAGACAACATTTCTAAATCATCTATATCAAACTCATCCAAACGACCGTTTACTATTAAGAATTTAAGTCTCTTTAGAATTTGATTCTTAAGAGGTAATCCATTCAAAGTATGAAGCTTTGCTAACCTGTCTCTTAATTGTTCATTCAGGCTATATTCAATCTTAGAGTAACTTAGATCATCATAAACTACCTCAGAAGTTGTATAAGACTCCTTTCTAGATTGAAGAATAGCCTCCCTTACAGAATAGTGTATTTTATTTGAGAATATATCAGTTCTAAAATTGTTATCAACTAGTGCGAGTTTTATGGTTCTAGTGTCATAAGATCTATTAGTTGCAATAGGATCTACTAAAACCTCTTCGTTTATAATATTAGACAGAACTGATTTTACTTTATCAGGATCGGACTGAAAGACTCCTTGTCTAGATGTTGACCCTGCTGTACCGTCTCCTCCTGGAGCGCCAGTATTTCCTCCACCTCCGCCTCCAGTAGAACCTCCTCCAGTAGATCCTCCACCATCGAAAATAGTAATATCAGGGAATACCGTATCATCTAAATCTCCAGGACCTCCAGTATTTCCTCCACCTCCACCTCCAGTAGAACCTCCTCCCCCACCTCCAGTAGAACCGCCACCATCGAAAATAGTAATATCAGGGAATACCGTATCATCTAAATCTCCAGGACCTCCAGAATCACCGCTGCCTCCACCACCTGTATTACCGCCACCGTCTCCTGGGCCTCCACAAACAGCTTGACACTTTATAGAAGTTGTAAAGTATTGTAATTGAGGGGTGCTATTTAAATAAAGTCTAATATCTGTACAGGTAGTTGTCGCAGGATTCAATCCGAATATCTGCGCCCAGTCTTCTACTAGTTTTGTTATAGGTAAACATTGACCGTTTCTACATTCATACAATTCACAGAATGGACCAGCAGGTCCTCCGCAATTTTCACTATCATTGCAACCATCCTCGCTATTGTACATGAGGAATCCGTTATACTTTCCATCAGATCCTATCTGGTATGGACATAACTGTTCACTTTCGCAACCTTGTCCAGGAGAGCCTGGACAGTACCAGTAAGTACCCTTAGGACAACATAATGGATCGTTGTTATCGCAAGTACTTTGGCTTGCGTAATAAGTATTACCTGCTATAAAATAAGTTCCTGTGGTTGGACAAGGATCGTTTGCGTTTAATCCTGGAATGGATCCTTTGCTAACTATAGAAGGATCACAATCTCCTGTAGACCCATTACACTTATACATTAAACAAGTTCCTGGCGCTCCTCCAGCGCCAGCGCCTCCTCCACCTCCAGGTTCCCCTCCAGGAGGGTCTATCGGTGTAGTAGGATCGTTATAAAATTTAAAGCACTGCGTAGTTTGATCACAGGTTGTTTTTAAGTTATACTGTCCCGCAGGAGGACTAGGACAAGGATCTCCTTCAGGAACCCAAGTATGAGGGTCAACAGCAAGTTCGCAGCATCCGTCTGGGAAAGGCGTTCCTATAGGGTAAGTACAAGGATCGGGATTCCTACACTCCCAACCAAAACAAGGATCAGATTGGCAACACTGAAAACAGCTATTCTCAAAATGATACTTTACATTATTACAAGTTATACACCCAGCAGTAGGAGGATTGTTACAATCTATAGAACATCCGTTCTCTGATACCCATCTAGAAATACTTTTCTCTTCAAACTGTCTATTTTGACAACACCCTTGATCGTTACAATCTCCGCAAGTATAAAGCTTTAAAATCTCATCACACGGATCTGTTCCATCACAATCAGGTCCTGTACAACCTCCGTCATCTCCGCCTCCTCCACATTCGGGACACCCATCCCCTCCTGGGTCAGGAGGATCAATTACAGAAGGTGGCTCATCTGGAAATAAAAGCCTGAAACAGTTATAGAACAGTGACATTTAATCATTCAAATGAAGGTATTATAGTGTCCATATCAGGAGCAGGGTTTGAATTGTTTACAATGAAGTTCATTGGAGTATCTGTATTACTATATTGTAATATTTCAAACTCTAATGTGGGATATGTAACATAAATTGGAGGTATCTTCTCCTCTAAGAAATCAGTGTCAGTATCAATCCATGATGAGTGTATATACCTAAACCCTGAAAATCTATTAGAACTTCTATCTGTGTTAGTTAATGTTTCTGAATACATTGTATTTTGTCTGTTCCAACTCCTTCTTCCAGAAGCAGTATTTAATGGACCGTGAACGCTATCATAAATGTTGCTGTCTGGGAACCCGCCGTCTAGCTGATTTCCAGCATTAAAAGCAACATAGATAGTGAAGTTTGCGTACCCATTAACATCATTATCACCCTTCTCTATAAATATTCCATTATAAGATGTAGAATTTGCTAGAAAGGTATAACCATAATCTTTTGTTGTGCAATTCTGTCTTATGCTTGCTGGAACACAATTAATTAATCTAGCATTTACACTGTAATCAAAGTTCGTAGTGCCTGCTGGTATTTTAAACTTCAACCTTTTCTTAACAAATGCTATATTATCATACTGCAACTCTCTTAAAGAATTTACAAATCCATTGTTACCATCGGTATCGTTAAGATCTGATGCATACCAAGGCTCCAGACCATTCTCAGTATTTCCTATCTCGTTTACATATTGAGTTAAAAATGAATAAGTAGTGGAATCAATATCAGCTTCATTAAGAAGATCTACAGGGTTAACTGCTACTCCTGCGTGAGATGCAAAATTAATTCTATCATTTCTATACTCACCAAGTTGCTCAACACCAGCAGCAGCTATGGTTGGAGAAATGTCCCATCCTGGGAGTTCGGGGAATCGAGTATTTTCGTTTAATAAATCATACCCCTTTAAGTGTGCTCTTCTTAAAACATCCGTAGCCACAGCTTCTGATGGTATGGAACCCGCAGTTGCTCCAGGTAGATCTTTTAGCGCAGCCGTAAGTAAAGTCGCACCCTCTACTCCATATTTTGTGCCACCTAAAATCATACCTCTTCCTATGACTCCACCTCCAGCGGAACCGCCTCCTCCAACAACTATCTCACTAATAGCATTTTCTACATAGGTTGATATTTTTCTAGTATGCTCGTTAAGTTCTCTTTTACCTACGGCAGGGTTTGCTAGAGAAAGAGGAGGGTTAGCAGCAGCTATACCAGCACGCTCATTGTATGCTAGTTCCGCAGTTCTAAAGAAAGGTCTTATGTCTACGATATCATCAGACCTTATAACAGTACTCCCTTTTCTTGTAATAATGTAAGCTATGGGAAGAACTGACTGTCCTATTAAGGATAACGAGTTTTCCACCCCTTCTTGAAGAAGAGGGGCTAAGTTCATTAAATCATCAGGAGAAGGTAGGTTACCGTAAACAGTTCCTTTTACACCAACCTCTTGTTGATAGAAGTCTGATATTGGAGAAGTTATTTGATAATTAAATGAGGAATCCAGAGCCTCTCTAGCTTTGAAGAAGTTTTGAGAGTTAACCCTATTTGTAAGGTAGCCACCGGACTCAAAAAAGTTATCTATGAAGTTAGTTATACTATCAAACTCTGAGAATGCTCCAATACCTTTTAATCCAACAACCCCTGCTCCTTTTACTAGCCCAAGTCTAGGCTTGGTAATCTTGGTAGGCTGAGTTCCATTAGGAGGTGTTATATAAGTCTCCTTTGAATCAGAAGGGTGGGCGTATATAAAAAGTAAATCTATTCTATACTGGGGTTCATATTGTCTAGGGAAGTTTGGTGAGCTTAAAACATCATCCTCATCAAAGCTTGGAATTTCGATTGAAATGTCCTCTGCAACATTTACAAGTGAAGTTCTTGCTATACCTCCCCATCGTCTAGTAAACTCTACAGAAAGCTGTTGTAGGTCTAGTGCATTTGGCTGATAATCTCTAGCCGTTGTACCAGTCTTCCACAAAGCTAGTTTGTTCTTAGGTATGTTTAATATCTCTGACTGTACAAAGTTCTGAGAGAATTGGGTTGAGCCTTCTCTAAATTCTAAAACATTAGCGAGATCACCGTAACTCTCTACTGCGTGATGCTGTAAGTGATCATACAATCCATTGTTATAGATTGTAGGTCCTGTGATAACCTCTCCAACTATTCTTCTTAATACAGAGTCAGGAAGCTCGAAGGATACTCTAGATTTTACATAATTAGATCCTTGTGCGGGGAGACTCTCATAAGCCTCCTTAGCTAAAGTTGTAATACCTTTATTATAAGCATCATTAACCCTAGCCATAAACTTTCCAGGTCGAACAGCAACAATTCTGCTCGACCCGTTGCTGTAAGGTTGTAGCTCTGACAAGCCCTCTCTACCTATACCAGAAGCATTGGTTGATGGGCTTGATAATTGATCCTTTAACCATAGGATGTTTTCCTCTAGTTGCTTTATAGGAATGTTATCTACTTCCCAGTAGTAAGGATCGTTACTTTTATAGTAGCGTACAGGGTCAGTAAACTTATACTTACTATCTGACCATACCTGTGTCAAACCTGTGTTTTGATTTTCATTAAAAGCCATCAGAGTGTTCTCCTGACATCAAAGATATTTGTTGTTGTAAATCCTGCTCCATACCCTGTAGTGGTATGAGAATAACCTTCACCATAAGCTTTATTAGTTGCTCTATAAATGTTGACAAGTTTTTCTCTTCCTAGGAATGGGTGTGAACAATGTTTAGCGTTTGCAAATGTATTAGCAGCAGATTCATCTAAAGTTACTACTGCTCTAGATGCATTAACAAACGATGAAGTATGATAGTACCCAGAGCTTTCAAAGTCTGTAGATGTAGAGGATAGTGTCAGCAGATCTCCATATAACTCTTGAGCAATATCTTCTTGAGTCACCGCAGGACCTGATAAGAAATACCCTTGAGCCATTATCTGATAAGGTCTGTTATCATCAAGAGAATACCCTCCTGCTGTAGAGCTAAAGAAGTTTAGAGACTTTGCTGCTGGGTCCACATCGAAATATAACCTAAAAGGTCCTGAGTTTTCAGAAGAGCTTACACCGAAATGATTCAATGCACCTCCCCATCTCTGCTTAGACCAAGCCTGCATTCTATCTGAAAGTATACCTGCTGATACTTCACCACCTATACCATAAAAGTCTAGTATGGACAAGGTGCTAGTGTCTGGGTGTCCTATTGAGGGCAGGTAAGGTTGGTGAGCGAACGCGCTGTATTCAAAACCGTAAGTAGCACTTGGACCTGTATATCCTGCTAAAGAAGGATAAGTTGAAGATACTGCTAGGTTATTAGCTTCTAGTCTAGATCCGCTTGATATAGCCCATATTCTCAAATCAGAACAACCCGCTGCACTTTCAAGATGATCGTAATAAGGCCAGTCAGTGTTCTCGGGAGAAGTTAAGAAGCAAACATTCTGTGCTCTAACAGTGCTTCCGTTAAGAGCGTGAACACATACCCCACCCTTAGATAAGTTTGTTCTAAAGTCACTAGCAGTTATAGTTCCTATATTAGCTAGATAGTAATTGTAAGGATGAGTGTTTACGGTAGTACTTGCAAACCTATAGTTAGTAGGGTTCTGCTCGTAAGACAATCTAGTTGGATAAACTCCTGCTGGTACAGTTGCAGCTATTTTTGGGTTTGGAAGAAGGACTAAACTTCCACCTGTTATGGAAGATGCTACAGTTTCTCTTGTTGAGAAATAATCCGTTGAACTTGCTTGCTCGATTGAAGTAGGGTATCTTTCTATAGCATCACCCAAGTCTCTCATAGTTATAGTGGATCCGTTGTCTGCGACTAAGCAACGGCTATATGCATGAATCTCAACGCTAGTGTGGTTTGCTGTAGAACTAAGTCCAAAACCTTGCTCATCATATGTATTCTCTGAGTCATTGTCATGTGGGCTTATAACAATAGAGGAGTTTCTATCTGCCAATATGGCAGTATCAAACTGTCCTATAAAAGTAGGTCCTGATATTTTACAAGTAGAATTATCTGATACATAGATGCCTGCATCGTTATAAGTGTTAGAGTTTCTTCCAACGATTAAATTAGCGCCGTACTGAGATCCTAAAAACTCGATCTTGGAATTGTTACATGCTTGTACTACAGAGCCTAGCACAGGTATGTTTGTAAGATAGTCTGCTCCTGTTATGTTTCCAGTTGAAGAAGTTTTAGCTGTTGTTAAAACACAGTGAATAAGCTTTGCCTTGCTGTTGTTTAGATAAATTCCAGGTTGAGCTATGAGTGCTGCGCCTGGATTATGCTCCTCATCAACGGTAACTCCTTGATGTCCTGCTATAAAAATTTGGTCATGATTATAGAACATGTTAGGTCTTCTAGCAGGCATCATGGAAGAGTTGAACATGCTTATATTTTTTCCATTTCCAAAGAAGCCTAATCTATAGCTATAAGCTATACCGTCATTTCCAAACAATGAAGTGTATGCTCTAGTTCCTTCTTTCTTACCGTATACTACGCTACTGTCTTTTGCGAGTAACCCTTCTTGCTTGTTGTACTGGCATATAAAGCCGTCCAACATTAACTCAGATGAAATAGCCTCACACCCTACATGGTTACTATAAATGTCTAGATAACCATCGACATCTACGACAGAGTTAACTAACTTTAAACCTGCCTTATGATTGTGTGAACACTTGTAGTACGCTGTTGAATCCTCACCTAAAAGCTTTGAATTGCTTAAATGCATACCGTAATCATTTTCTTGGAATGCAAACAGTGAATCATTACCGTTTATGTAGGAATCAGTCACAAATGAAATGGTCGAGTTGGAAGACCTAAGACCATAATTATCAGTTGCAGTTCTGGTAGCTGTGGAAGTGTGGTTATAATTTCTAGAAGAAACAAACCTTCTTCTAAGATTAACCTCAGAATTTGAAATGTCTACTCCACCAATCAAAGCCCTAGTTACGCCACAGTTCTCTAAAGTAATACCCTCAGAGTTCTTTATTATGATACCCCAATCAGAAGTATTCCTAGCATCAACACCAAAGCCTCTAATATAAATAGGACCGTCGCAGTTTACAATCTTAATACTGTCAAGATAGTTGTTAGTTAAGAAACCAACCATCTGACCCCCTGAGTTAGCTCCTGATATGGGAGCCTCACTTCTAGTAAGTGTTAACGCTCCGTTTAATGACAGCTTAGTATTATTCCAATCAAGTGAGGTTGCTCCATCTATAACTACGGAACCTGCATCAGCGATGTCTGGAGTAAAGAAAGTACTAGTGGTAGGTCTCCAAGAGTTAACCTGATCGTCATGTACGACCACTGAGCACTTATCTGGTCTGTTGCCATTTAAATTCTTAACCTCAGATACGAATGCTAACCCTTTCCACTTTTCAGTATTTGAAGGCCACAGGCTTGCAGTTGGCTCACTCAAGGAAACTACTGAAGTATCAGTTATAATGTTCGCCGCATCTACGCTTGAGGTTGTTCTAATTGTTCCTAAGGCTGAGTCATAGTCTGTACTGACTGCACTTGCAGATACGAACTCTGTAAATACTCTATTAACTATCTCTAGTTTTCCATCTCCAGTAAACTTAATGTTATTGAGATTGATGCTACCTAAGTTACCGCTGGTTGCAACTTCTATAAGAACTGGCATTCTTATGACCTCAGGTAGAGCGTTTATAGCGTCTTCTAAACTAGTAAAGACATTGTTATTATCAGTGGCTAAAGAGGAAGACACACATAACGCCATACCTGGGAGAGAAGATCCAGCCCAACCGAACCTTTCCCACAGGTAATCAGTGCGCTCCTCTAGGTCATATAGAGGAAGGTTATCCTGTTCCCAGTTATAGAAAGAACTAGCGTCGTGCTTAGTTACGAAAGGGTTCCAGTAGTTGTAAAGCTCAACTCCTGCGGTTACTGAATATATGTCAGCGGGGTTAAAAGGCATCGTTAAAACTGTAAAGTCCAGAGGAAGACTAACGAGAAGGAGTCAGTCTTTTTTATAGGTGTAAACGGTCTGTAAGCTGCTAGGATTGGTGCATGAGAAGATAGACCTCTAGGATTTCTCATGAACAATCCGATCTCATTAATAGGATCTGAAACATTGGCAGTCGCGTCATCAAGAACTAAGGTGAACCTGACTGCTGTTTTGTTAACTCTGTGTATATTACTAAATCGTATCCTTGGGAAATACTTGACGGATCCAGCGACAGACCCGTTTTCTATTGGAGTTAGCTGTTCCACAAGGAGTGCGGACTCGGCTCCGTATTCTCCAGCCCCTAAAGGGGACTGTAGCTTGTAAGTTGACACTCCATAATCTGAGGTATCTCCGCTAGTCCCTACCTGAAAGTTAAGAATTTGGTAGTCTAGTATGGAATCACCACCAGATGCAGCGAAGAAGTGTGATAAACCGACACCCATTCCAGAGGTAATAACATTATGATCAGACCAATGAAGCTCTCTTTCTCCATTGGAATGTACTTTCCAAACCTCTAGGTGTCCTTTAGGCTGTAATTTATCTCCCTTTTTCATGTGGACCTCTCTTTATTATATAATCTTTGTAGTGGTTTAGGTTAATTTTATAATCACGCTTCGTTAGAAACATCTATAATCCACTCCACATCTAAACTAAAAGCGTCTGTCTTCTCTAAAGGTTCGGCCAGTAACTTATAAGCAGCTAATGCTGGCCTATCACGATCCTGGTGATGCTCTGGGTTCTTTACGAATAACCCTAATTCTTTCAAAGATTTTCCTACAGCACCTTTCTCATCTATAGTAAACTTACAGTTAATGTATCTTTCATTTATATCTGAGACTGAATCAGCTTCAAACTCACATAAAACTTGATTCTCATATTGATATGTTAATGCCGAGGCTTCGATAAAAGCCTCCTCTACAGTTATAATTTCCCTCTCAACAGCCTTCAAAGTAGTGTCTAGTCCGTACCCGTCTATCGAGGATATTGGAGCACTTAATGAATAGAAGTTGTTAGCCGTGCTGCTAGGAAGTAGATCAGTCCAGTCGGGATCGTCCGAATAACCGCTAGTCCCTAGCTGAAAATAAGCTATTCTAAGATCATCCCCTTGCTCGCTGCCGTCACTTGTAAATAAATTAACTACAGATATACCGAATCCGTCAGTAAGAATATTGCACCCTTCCTTAAGCACAATCTCCTTTCTTCCATCAGAATAAACCTTTTGTATCGTAACTAAACCTTTCATCAGAAATCCAAAGTCCAAATTATTTCCAAGTCTCTCTCGTCTGAAAGACCCGCCGTGGTTCCATAATCACCTTGATGCGTTATATCATAAAGGAATTGTTTCTTTGCCACTAGTTTAAATATTATATCATCACCGTCAATAACATCTTTGTTAATTGATCTAGTTGAATCTACCTGTCCAGTCTTCAGCATTGAAAGGTAATCAATTGCATGTAGTCCTATTTCAAAGATACCTCCATATGCATTTATCATTTTTCTTTCAGATGCTTTTATAACTGCTTTGAATTTAACCTCTCCAGTAGAGGAGAAGTTAGATTCTGTAATTGAATATACCGTAGAAGATGTCGTTGGAGATTCTCCTAAATTTGAATGGTATACTCTAGCGTAACCGTCTTTATCCATAGAGGGTGCTGATGGTCTATTAAATCCATCTTCCCCACTACACTCAAAAGTGACAATAGGATTATCGAACCCTGTAGCATCAAAGGTAGGTATTAGATTTAATGTAACATTAGAAGATGGGCTAAAACATCCGAACAACCTCATATCCTTTTGAGCAGGCAACTCTGTTAAGGATGATGTTATTGACCAAGAGCTATCTACAATAGATGAAACTGATACATTATCTCTACTATAGGATCCTAGGTTAACATTATGTCCATGAAATATATTAACATCAACTAAATCCTCATACTTAGTCGAGGTTACCTTTTGAAGATACTTATCATTAGGGTGAGGAGTGTCAGGTAAACTAGCTGAAACATCGTAAGAAGACGGGTTTAAAGTAAGAGTTCCTCCTCTAGAAAGTAGATATAGACCATTCTCATAAGTAAGAACAGACGACGCTATACAAGGCTGTTCTAATAAATCCTGAGTTGAATCGTACAGAGTAGTTCTTTTCTTATGATAAGTTATAGGCAAGCTACCTGCGTTTAAAGAAATTCTTGATATGTAGGCAGACCCTTTAATGCTCTTAGTGTAACTGTCCCCAGGAACACTTGATAGTGACGCTGGGTATATTTTAACTACAGTGTCACTAGATGCGCTGTAATCATCCTCAGGAACGACGCACGCCTTTCTATACCAACCGCCACCTAGCTCTTTCAAGTATACATAATTCCCCGAAGTTTCGCTAGTTAGAATAGAATTAACTCTACCAGGAATTTCATTAGCACTTAGTTCTGCGTGGAGGGGGTGGTGTATTTGTAGTGTATATCTGTAATCAATATCACCGTGAGTTATCTCTGTAGTAAGGTAAGAGTAGCCTCCTGTGGAGTCTGTAGTGAAATCAGCAGGGTCTATCTTAAAATCATATGACAATATTTTAGGAACGGAGGATAAGGAATGTAAAAAGGTAGGGTCTATTCTTGTAGAATCCCATTTTACATATCCTCCTGAAGCTGCTGTTGAAGTTACTCTTAAGACAGTGCAAGATACATCATATGGATTTGGAAAAGAAGCTTGAGTAGCTGAGGCTGTAACTTCTATAGGAAGGTATTCTCCTGATGCAAGAAGATTATGTTTCTTGTATGCGTGAGCATTTGTTTTATAACCTAAGGATCCTTTTCCTAAAGAGAACCCATGAATTCCAAAGTTTGAAGAGTCTAGTATTCTTTCGTTTATAGATCCAGACCCCAAACCACTCATAGCTATTGAAGATGGTGTCGTAAATATGTCTGCTATAAGCTCACCAGCCCCGTCAACAATTAGATTATTAGATTTGTGTACGAGCGTTTTCTCTCGTCCAACTTCATAAACCTCAACTATACCTCTCATATCAGTTTCTAACCTCCACAGAACTTACGGAGTTACCTTCTGATAACCAATCAGGTCCTTGGTTAAACGCCCCAGGATGTATTCTATAATTTGATCTACCGCCACCAGAAGGTCCGTGAGTTATCTCAGTATTTGCAGAGTCTCTTGATTGATCTTGTTCTGACAATTCATTAAGATACCTGAATAATGATAGGAGTGACTTAGGAGGTACTTTATATAAAGTATCTAAGGTGTATGTATCATCAATGTTCTCTGAAATATAACTCCCAAAGGAATTGCCATTTATAACAAGATTAGAATCTGAAAACTGTTGATATCCTATGTTAAAGTATTGAGCCCAAATTGTATCAGTCCATTGGGTAGTAGGGAAATCTATATCCATTCTGATATTACCTATAACCACCTTCTTGTTTTCAATAGGGTTTGTTGTGCTACCTCTGCTGTCCGCAAGACCTATGGATAATCTTTTAAATTTACCAGCCCTATCTATAAGTTTTAGGACGGGAGAAGTGTTTCCTTGACAATTTTGTACCTGTGAATATGTGCAATCACCTAACGGGTTAAGTCCAAAATTATTTGGGAATATAAGGTTAACAGTCCACCAACCTATCCCCTCGTCGTAGTATGACTGATCATCCTCTAAATTAAGATTAAGAGCGTAATCTGGTATAAACTCAGACCAAGTAGCTCCAAAGTTACAACACCCTCCGAAGGGAAGCTTTGCAGAATCGTTACCGTACCAACAAGGACTCTCCGCTATAGACTCTCTTAAGGCGTATCTTGTGGACTTAGTATATCCATCAGGTACTCCCTCTGGCATAAGAGGGATTAGATAATATTGCATGTTGTTATCTAATTCACCAAGGTTTGTATCCCCTTCATTAACAGCAACATACAAGTATTCAGGAAGCGTGTCTAAGTTATCTCTTCTAAAGGTTATAGATATCAAAGGAACCCCACCTTCAGTAGAAAAACAAGGGTTAAAGTTACAATCTTCGGGAAGAGACCACCTCTCTTGAAAATCTTGTAGGCTGGCTGTTTCAGGTCTAGCGAAACTCCAAGGCCCGTCTTGGCAATTTACTCCAGCCCCGCCCCCATCAATCATCGCATTATAATCACAAGAATTAGGGGTCGGTAAGTTTCCTGAGAAGTAAGGGTTGTAAGCCTCTGCGTCTGTATTAAAGAAATTTTCTGAGTATGCATCCCCTTTACTTATGAGAAGAGGAAGTAAGTTAGTGCTATCAACAATATATTTACCAGTACCATCCTCTCTCAAAGGTAAGGAAGATTTTTTAGCAAATTCAAGACTACTAGTAGGTGCTCCTGGATAGTAATCTATATCTACATGAGTTGCATATTTAGCAGATAACTCGTAAACAGTCCAATCGTTTTTAGGGAAGGTATACTCAGTTGATGATGTAAAAGAAAGTAATGTAGAGGTTTCCGTAACGAGTGGTGTGAGTAGTGAGGTGGGGCTAAGGATTGGCTTATCTGGGGATAGTCTGTAGTTATTTTCATCAATAGCACTAACCCAGTTTATGTAATCTATTCCAGTTACATCCTGATACCCCAAGGCGTTCTGTAGTTTATAACTATGGATTGTGGTTTCACCATTGAACTCCTCACTAACAATATTTCCTCCAGGACCTACAACATCTAAGAAAGTTTCTATTACTGCATTCACATCCTTGTAGAAATTAAAAGAATTAAATGGAGTTTTTACTAGAATAGTAACAGGAAGTGATTCGTGGAATACTTTCTTGTCCGATATGGTTATCTTTTCTCCTATTCTCAATAAGGTTCCATTCTGTTTTGCAAACAGAATATCTACATCATTTATACTTAAACCTTCCTCGTCTAAAAGCTCATCTACCTTATCCTGTATTACTAGGACATTTTTAATAGTAGAGGAAACTGAGAAAGGTATAGCAGATCTAAGATTCATCGTCTTGTCCACTACAGATATGCCATTAAGACACCAGAAGTTTTCCTCTACGATTGAGTTGGTAGGTATTAGCTCAATGACATACTTCTGATCGTATCTGTGTACTTGTTGTTTATACTGGTAATAGCTTAGAGGAACTTTTATAAATCTGTTCAAAGTATTGAATTTTAAAACATCTACCTCAAAATCACTCAGAAGTAAGTTGTACAAGCACTTCCTTCTTGTAACATTTATTGCACACTCAGAACCCTGAACATTCTCAAGAGTGCCTTCCTCATGAGTTATTGTATGTGAAAGCTCATCTCGTACATAGGAGGAAGGGTTGTCTGAAGAGGTGATTGATGAGAAGTATATCATCTCCCACTTACCTTGAGGTGTATACACCCAACTTACTTTATTGCCTTCAGCATCCTGTTCAAGCTCTGTTCTTATAAGTACATTATAAGATCTTCCTCCAGTATTTAGATTATCGTCGTTTAAGAAAATAGAGCTTACAGATATCTCAAAATCATCCTCAGGTGTAAAGTAATTACCTCCATCTCCGTAATTAAAAGTATATCTTAATCTAGGAATATTCTGCTTTGTGGATAAACAAACTATGTTATTATCAAGGAGGGCTGAGTTTTTATTTAATACCCCTTGGTCTTCTGCAAAGTTGTAGATAGATATTTTGTTTTGAGTAGATTCTATTACATCAACCAACTCAACTCCACTAAGTAAATCAGCAACCTTCTCTTCAGTTCTGGACTTGATCCAGAAGTCTGTACTCATAGAGAGTTTGCTTGTACTGGCACTAAATATAAGGAACTCATTATCATCATCAGTATCTGTGTTTTTTAGATTAACCGTGTTATTTCCATACGCGGAACCATCTTCATTTAACTTAGCATTCCAGAAAATAGGACCGTAAATATGGGATACTAAAGAGGAGCCTCCTGTCTCAAGCTCCTCTAGAGTAGAGTCTGATATAGAAGGCTTACCTTGCTTAACATAATTATTAAGATAAAGATAATTAAGTGTCTTGTTCTTTTCGTTTGGAACATGCTTGTAAAAGTCTAGACCTAGCTCTGAAAACTCCTTTTCAAAATTGAAATCATACTCATTCCACAACTCGTTCTTTAAAGATCCTGCATGATCCATCCAAGAATCATTTATGGTTAAATTACTATTCAACAGTATCTCAAGTTCAGCCTGCTTACCTATCTTATGATCAACAAGATCGTAAAAGAACTTAGAAACTTCTTCAAAGGAATCTCTAAACCTGTAGTTTTGACAACCCTCATAAGGTTCTAAACCTCTTGTAGGGAATGCAGAACTTACAGCCACTCCATAAATGGTTGCCAAGGAATCTTTGTCTTGGTAGTCTTTATATATCTCAGGAAGATTGTTGTTGTCATCTATGCTTTGGAATCTTGCCGCACTTGGAATATAGCCTAAGGATAAGTATTCAGTGTCTGATCCCGCATCACTGAGATTCATAAAGGTAGGAGCATTAAAGCCTGTCCTGTTAAACCAGTTACCTTTTGAGAAAAGTTTTTCCCTGTTCCTTCTTCTTACGACACCTCTAGGAGATACTTCTTGATAAGGACCGCTAGTGTTGTATACGCTACTGGAATCTACAAAAGCGTCGTCATCTGAGGTTCTACCGAATTCTAAAACCTCCCTTCCAAATACAGGAAGGTTCTCATGATTGTTTTGAGTCTTTGTTGTTGCAAAGTTATAAGAAGGGAGTCTATGCTTTCCTAAAAACCCTAACTCATCCGCTCTCATATTGAGTGAAGATGCTTGATAAGATCCAAGGGCTCCACTCAAGTTTATCATGTCAAGGAATTTGAAGTTAACCCTAGGGCATATTGTAGTTACTGATCTGAAGTTATCTACAGCACTGAGATTTGTATGAACCCTTCCTATAGCCTTAGCTGGAATGAAATCTTTTACAGCCTCCATAGAAGCAAAGAAATCCTCAGTTGTAAACGAGGTCTGTATAAAAATTTCATCTAAGAATCCTACGGAGCAAAGCGTTAGATCAAAGTGAGAAGATTTACCACTCCAGTAACCTATGTAATCAAACTTTGATTGCTCGAAGTTCTCTATAAGATTTTGATAATTAGGAGGTAGCTGTAAGGATTCAGTTAAGAAGAAGAAGCCGTTGTTGTAAAACTTGGGATCTGTATCTCCACTAACAGTGTTTGATAATATAAAGTCTTCAAAGCTTTCGCAGTAAGTTGAAGGTACTCCTAAACATAAAAGCTTTCCTTTAAGGAACTCAACTAACTCAAAGGTTACATCACAATCCTTGTAGAAGTTTTCATACTCCCAAGGAGGCACATTAAAATCCCTGTTTCTGTAGTTAAATACGAAGTTATCATCCTGAGGTCTAAAAGGATATCCTCGTATGTTAAACAAGTTTGGAAACTCATGTACAGCTTCTAAAAGTATCTGGTCTACCACGAATCTAATACTTCTATCTAAATCAGTCGCGTCCCTCCACGAACCAGCAAACTCGTTTGCTTTTTCTGTAGTCCATACATCCAGGGAACTTAGCTGAGTTGATTCTGTTTTTAGAAGATAGTAAATAAGATTAGGGATATAAGACTCAAAAAACTCTGAGTAAGCCTCTGAGAAATCGAAGTTAGATGCGGGAAGTATAGATTTTAAAAGATCGACTAGACCAGCCTTAGTACCTTTCTTCTGAAGGATAGCCCTTGAGTCTCTAAGCTGTCTCCTCCAAGAATCTGTGTTAGAGGTATAGAACTTCCATCCAACAATATCTGCCAGATAAGGTAGGTACTCTTCTGGACATTCATCAATTGAGAGCAAGGTTTCTAGTGAAAGAATCTCGTTGTCTAGGTCTGAATATATAAAGCCTAATGCTCTTTGGAACTTATATAGAGGTCCGTTGTCTAAATAAATGTCTGGGGACAGCCCTCCTTCAAAATAGGCGACAAGAGCACTTTTTACAAACTCATCGTCTTTCTCTCGGTAGTTATCTTGAAATAGTATGTCAGTCCAAGTATTTAACTTATCTAAGGACTGAGTTCCACTTGCATAAGTACCAACTCCAGATAAGAACTCAGCAGATAAAAGAGATGGGAAGGTGTTTCTAAAAGATGTTAGGTATTGGTTCTCCCAAATGTATTCGTTTAGAATTCCTAATGCATCGTTAAGTTGTAGAGTCTCTGATTTAGAAATCTTAGTTGCGAATAGTAGAACTACCTTGTCGTACAAATCCCCACACAGAAGATAGTAAAACAAACCAAGAGATCCATGTAAGTAAATATGTGTATTCTCATTACTGTTAGCTAGAGCACCGTCTGTAGAGGTATACAGATCAGATGCTACAGATCCGGTAGATTGCTTTAACAGAGGAAATAGTGTCCCAGAGAAGAACTCATACAGATCTGAAGAAGTGGTGTAATCTCCTAGATAGTAACCTAAAGGTTCTAAGATCTCTAAGGATAGTTTGTTTGGTGATATTTCTGTAAGCTTGTTTTGCTTTACAAAATGCTTCACCATACCCGAAGGATACAAATTAGTACTATCCCATCCAGCTAAACTTGTTACAATTACATCAGCACTTACAGTGGGGTTTATTGATTGAAAATTCTCAATAATCTCTATCTGACCTTTTACTACTTTGGTTGTTATATCAACAGTTTTTAACTCTGATAATGCTTCATCCTCGCTCCTGTATATTTCAGGAGTTATCTTTTGAAATACATCAACCGCTTTTCTTTTGTAAGGTCTAGACATAGTTAAAGTTTAATGAAAAGTTGTTTAGCTGTAGAATCTCGTTTATCTCAAGATTAAGAGCTTCGTTATAATTAGTTACCTCAGCAATCCTTACCTCCGCTACACTACTAAAGATCTCTCTAGATATGTCAGCAGGGAAAAAGGATTCTCCAAACTCTCTATTGTCCACATTGAAATAATTAGTGACGATACTTGATATCTTATTCTTAAGGGACTCCTCTACATTTTGGAATCTTCTGTCTAATGTAATTCTAATATCAAGATCTAAAGTTCTTACAAGTCCGTCCACTAGAACTATCTCATCAGTTAACATCTTCTTATCGTCCATTGATGCGAGCATAGCTTCCTTAAATGCAATTGATGCTTTTTGTAGTTGAAGATTGGAAGCTTTCTCTAGCATGTAAACATCTATTATATTTGCTGAACCGAAAGACTTTCTTGTAACAGCAGTTGCTTTTGCAGAAGTTCCTAGTGGACCTTTGTAAGTATTGCAGAAACCTATGTAATCCTCTAAAGAAACTAGTCTGTCCTGTTGTCTGTAAACTAACTTACCGTACTTCTTAGCGTGATCTATGCTTTCAGCATCAGCCCCTCCTGTAAAAGGCTGAGTGTTTGCTATTGATATAGGATTGTCTTCTTCTGTTTGTAAAGTAGTTGATATCGTGTTAGAGTTGTTATTACCTCTCTCACCTCCGCCTACTCTATAGGTTATGGTATACTCAGATCCAGCAGGGGGAAGAGATCCTGTAACACCGTCACCGAACTGCACTATTGCTGCGTAATCATTACCGTAAACTGCTTGAAAAACTTTATCATTTGTACCAGAAGCAGAGAATAAACTAGTAACCTCTCTGTATGTTCCGCTTGTATCAGAATTGTCTGAGGAAATGAATACTTGAATGCTTCCGTCTACGACTGGAGATTTGGATAAAGGTATCTTCTTCAGTACATCTACTTCTGAGAATACACCCGTATCCACAGCGAAGGCTCCTTCAACGAGAACAGCGTTATCCCAAGTTTGTCCTCCATTGGAATCTTCATAGTAAAACTTTATAGAGGCATCTTTTAAAGGATTCTCTATCGCACCGTTTCTAGTAGGGTATAAAGTATAAGTTACTGCTTGACCGTCTACGGGAGAGGTAGAGGTAACTACCCTGTCCCTGGCAGCTACGGTAAGGCTCTCCCCCGCTCCTGTGAGGGCCGTTTCTGCCACAACCGATGTCATAGCCGCAGCAGATGAAGGACCCCTCAGACGGATTCCTATAAGGTCTAAAAGCTTCCTGACATTGTTAGGGTTCTTGCTTGTTTTTAAAAACATCTCATGAGCAATCATATCAGTCTTCATAGACATGACCGCTCCCATATATGCAACTAATTCAACAAACATTATCCCAAGATCAGACTCAGAAAAATTGTTGTAATCCAGAGGGTATACCGCTTTTATATAATTTATAAGAGAAGCCTTCAAGGACAGGAAGTCCGAGGCTGCATAATCAATTAAGGAGGATTTCTCATCCTCCTTGTAATTGACATACTTAAGGAAATCTGATGCGGCTGTAGTGTAAGGTATATTCGTCATGCTTCTATCTCCAACTGGTCTATCTCTCCAGTGTCACGCAGCGAGACAACTAGAAGTATTCTAATGCCAGGAAGACCTGAGTATTTTATATCTTCTGTTTCAGTAATCTCTAGTCTTATTATTTTAACAGAAGGTACATATGTATCTATATTGAAAGCTATTTTTTTCCTTAAATCATATAGCACATCCTCGTCTAGTTGATCAAAAAGATAGCTTTCTAGATCAATTCCGTAGTTTGGCATCATGACCCGTTCCCCAGGCTTAGTGAAAAGTAACTGCCTTATCTGAGATCTTGCTAGTTCAATCCCTGTAGATTTGTTAACTAAATAGTTATCGTTAGCAAAAGGAAATTTTACACCTTTTGTAGAGACTTTTTTAGCATCGGCTGTATTCTTTAAAACAGCTTTGGTCGCAGTTGTTCCGTATAAAGTTGAACTCATAGCTTAATATTACCTAGGAAATCTTTGTGAGCTTTATAGTTTTTTATGATCTCGGTTTGAGCTAAAGGGGCATCATAAATCTTAAAGCTTGTTACATAGCCAGTCAGACCACTATACAGTCCGTAATTACTTCCCATGAAACCTCCAGAGCTAGTGGCTAGATCAACAGGATATCCGTCAGTCCAACCACCTCCTATAATCCAGGGAGTGAAATAATCATCGTTGACTGGGCCTTCGTTAAATACATTCGTAAGCCCAGTAGTCACCTTTGTATAATCAAAGCTATCTTCAGACTTGAATGTAGGAATTCTGATAGGATCTGAGACCTTAGTTCCAAACGCATTTGATATGCTATCAGATGCTAATAACTCAGAGTTAAGGTACACTTGTATTAAATTATCATCTACATCTATACTTACTGATAAATGCATAAACTGACCTGAACAATCTTGTAAGCTATATCCTGAATCAGTTGTTGAGCTTATATCAATAACCATCCCGTAGTAAGTGCTCGCGGTAGGGTTACTTTTAGATCTCCTTATAAAAGATGCTCCTGATGAAGAATAGGATTGTGTAGGTGCTATGAAGAAAGAAGTAGCACTAGTGGTGTTACCTGTATTATAACCGTGCGTATCTCCTATGTCCGTGTCAGATCCTGGAGCGCCCGTAGAGCCTTTTGTAAATATAGGATCCCTTGTGAAACCCATCACAAAACCTCTTGTAGTATCAGAGGAGTTATTTAGTATAACGGAGTCGCCAGCAACCCCAGAGTCCTTTCCGACATTCTCGTTTGCAATAAGGACCTTATAGTAATTAAAGTCTGTCCATGCGGATGGCTTAATAACATCAATGTCTAGAGTTGCAGAAGATAAATCCCCACCAAGTCTTTCAAAGCTGTTTCTAGACTCTCCTAATCCTGGCATATAAAGCCAACTATCGAAGGTACATCCTACACTGTTGTAGAGAAGGTCCTGGAATCTAGTGGATGATTTTAACTTTACATAACTTCCTACTGATGACACTTGAGGGAAACTCGTAGAGTCATCGTATCCGTATCTAGCAATTCCGTCTAGTCTAGCTAACCCTAAGCCTTTATTAAATATAGTCTTTACAGAATCTCCTACCAACTGTGCGTTGTAATCAACAAGCTCATTACAGGTGGTTAAGTTATACTTATCTGAGTTTGGTTTTACCGCATCTGGGTCAATGAAGTTATATACAGAGACTAAATTATCAGTAATGATAGGATCGTGTACACTAAGAACTGGTCGTAGAGTACTACTTACAGCGTACACTTCAGTCATGGACCCCACCCCCGTTCTAGTAACCTCTAGAGGAGCTAGGCTGACCAAGTTGTCAGTGTTTTCGGATATGGAGAATATAGGCTTCACTGGTAAAACTATACCACTAACCTCTCCGTGATCGAATGACAGCTTTCTTTGCTTCTCTAGTGCTACCTTTAAATGTATATTGCTTAGGTAGCTGAAATCATTTACGGGAACCTCTCCTGGATTAAAAGGATTACTTAATCCAAACAAGTCTGTTGATTTAACAGCTAGTTCAATCTGTTTCTTCCTCTTTCTTATCTTTGTGTCAAATACCTCTATCTCAGAAAATATCTGCTGCTGAAGATTGGTATAAATAGCCGAAGAAGTAGTGTACCCGGAATCTAGTAGTTCCTGTTTTTTAGCATCTAAATCAGTCACTACTTTAGTCTTGTTACCTTTAAGTACCTGAATCAAGTGATCTTGATCATAGAAATTTCTAAGCTCTTCTGACTCGTCCATAACTTCAATGTCTAGAAGAGTATCAACATACTTATTCAAATCTCTTACGGTTATTATGGTTCCCTTTCCTCCTAAGCTAGGAGCATGATCCATTCTCCACTTGTCCCTATCAGGAACAAATCCTATATCCTCTACTGATGGTATAGTACCGTCCTGATAATTTCTACTTTGAGAATCGAAATATAAACCATCAACTGAAAGAAGAAGCTGTCCGTCTATAGACTTAGGAGGACCGTAAGTTAATCTGAAGATGGGCTCGTCACCTATCTCATCAATCTGAGGTTCGTCTACCCTTTCGTTTAGTACCTCGTTGATAAGCTCAAGTTGATTATTGGCTCTGGTTATAAAATCTACTGCAAACTCAACTTGCTTTAAGGCAACCTTTTCTTCTAAGGTTAGATCTCTGTTAGTATTACTCTGAGGATTTGATAAAGCTTCTTGCTTCTTCTTCAGCTTGTCAAAGCAGTTTTTCAAAGACTCAAACTGTTCAGCTAAATCAGTATAAACATCAGCAAGAACAGATAAAGCTCCTATGGCACCAGCAATAGCATTTAAGAAACCAAAACTACCTAATCCGAATACCCCGTCTGTAACAAACTTAATTTTGCCAGTCACAGGATCATATTCTAAAAACCCTAACCAGTTAAGAAACTTATTAATATAAAATGATATTTTAGCCTTAGCCCACAAAATACCTTCCTGAAGGGCTAATGCCATTGCAGCTAACACATCTCCTAATAAAAGTTCAAGAACCTCTTTAGCAATATCCAACATGCAGTTAGGTACTCCAAACTGCTCTCCGTCATTGCTAAGGTCTGGGCTTATAGGTAAAAAAGGATTAACTCCCATTATTCTACTCCTAGGTAATTTCCTTCTATTTCATTATTGTTAAGTGTTGCTGTCATGATTGATGGAATCTCAGGAGGGTTGAGATTCGTAGTAAGACCTTTTATATTTACATTACCAGCAAGAGATTTTATGTTTATATCACCTGCTAAGGTTATTAAATCTATACCCTTAGCTGCTAGGATTTCAACCTTACCATCAGATCTAAGTTGAATTACCCCTCCAGGGACTGTCGGTACTGTTGTAGCTAAGGCGGGAGCCCACGACACAGCAGGTAATCCTCCAGTCTGTATGAACACGCCTAGGAAGTCTACTTCCTGTGGTGCCGAAGGAGAAGGTGGGAAGCCTGATCGTATATTGACCCTGTTCTTCAATGACCTAACTGTTATCTCGCCTGGGCTTAGATCTACTAGTCCCGTTATGGCAGTTGCCAGCACACCTCCAATACCTGCTGCTGCTCCTTGTATAGCTCCAGCGAAGGTTGCTGTTATAGGGCTTGAGTAGTTCTGAATACTTAAAGGACCTCCCTGAGAATCTACCATCATATCTATCGCAGCCTTAGCCTTGATATGTACATTTTTACCAGCTTCCACATTAATGGAATCTCCCGCAATCTTCCCCGAATCATAGGTTTTATTAGTAACTTCTATCTTGCTACTGTTATCATCATTGACGAGAAGAATCTTATCAAAGTATGGAGTATCGTTTAGCTGTACCCTGTGGCCTGCGGAACCTTGCATTACCACATTCCTTTCTACATCATTTTCGTCAGCTTCATCTGTTACAACAAAGCCAGCATTCCTCTTATTTGTAAAACCAAAGGAGTTAGTAGTAAACCCTTTGCTATACATTTTATCATTTGCTCCTAGATTATTAGGAGACACAGCACCGTAATGATCATATCCTACTACTGTTCCCATGTAGAAATAATCGTCGCTGTTATGTGCAGTCCCTATAAGTATAACATCACCGACCTGAGGAATAGCGCCTAAACCTCCTCCTTGTTTAGGATTCCATGGACTGACATAATAAACCTCTATAGGCTTACTATCCAAACTAGGATCTCTATCAGACTCATCTAAAATTTCACAAGCTAGTTTACCCTGCTTGTCTGGATCATACTCGTTTACTACTACTCCTACATACATTAGTTTCTACCTCCTCCCCAATTATTTACTCTTGAACTCAGGAATTGTTTTTCTGCTGCTGTGGTCTGGGGCTCTGGTGCTGTGTCTGGTACGACATCTGTAATTCCTGGCTTAAGTAAAGTAAACTCCGAATAGCAGTCGGAATCACTCGCTACATGTTTAAACCCTGTTATACTATAGGCCCCGTTAAAAATTAAATTATCTAACCCTAATCCAAAAGGGTCAGGTATATCGTGTTGTGGACTTTTAGGAACCTTTCCTTTGAAAAAACATCCTCTATTCGTAACATTATCATAGGATAGATTAAACATAGGAGTTGTTCTTATTTTAAGAACATGGGTAAATTTATTCATCTTTTGAAAGAACTCAAGATATTCTAAGAACCCAAAGATACTTATCTTATCAGAAGAGTATGTGTCAATAAATTGATCAAACACTTCCTTGGTAGCCTTCTCAAAAACTTTTCTTTTCTGTATGAACTGGCTGGCTGAACTTTTATTTAAAGATTCTAAATGAGTATTCAACTCAGTCATGATTACATTATCAATCATTTCATAAAGTTCTTTATAAATATCTCCGACCCTTACAATTTCCGTAAGAACATCATCTCTATATTGAAATAATTGTGTTCCAAACTCCGTTAACTCCTCGTTAGGAATTTGATTTATCGTATTCGATTGCACTTGCTTACTTGATTCTAAAACTTTAGAGAAAGACTTCTTTATAGAATCATAATTATCAAACCCTAAGAAGTCTACTGAATTAAAGAATATTCGTTTTGCAAATGCTGGTGGTTGAGTTTTAAATAATGCGAATGCAAAGTTCTGGTCTACTGTTTCAAAGTTAATAACATTAGCACCTACATCGTTAAAAACAAAAACAGGAGTTTCAAAATTCTTAGTATCTATTTCATTTAGTCTAGAGAACTTCGATATAACATCTTCTTCCAACCACCCGTTTATAACTAAACTTTCAAGATTAGACCCAGCAAAAAGAGTGGAAGGTATCACTTGAGAGTTAGTGTTTATATTTCCATAGTAACTCGATAATTTATTGTAATAAAGTTTTTTAATTGCTTCTCTCGCCTCCTTATCACCTCGCATTGGAGATGCTAGGAATTGATCTGCTACATTATCAGTTATTATAATCAGAGGTCGGTTTACGAAGGTTCTTCCTTTTTCTAGAAGATATAAATTCTCTCTTTCCAAAGAAAAGTTTTTAGTATTGTTACTTCCAGAGTATAAAGGATTTATGAAATTACCGTTTGGGTCATTATAGGACAAACAGTTTATCAACAAGTCTTTATACATCCAAGTACTTGCAGGCTCAATTTTAGGAGAGACGAACCGTACACCCACAGTAGAATACATATTTTCTATTAATCCTAATATGAATTTTCTAGGATCATCAGTATCATACACCTTAGTCTGCTTTGTTTTTCTATCTTCTAGTTTATAGGTAGCGTGGTTGTTTACTTTTATGTAATATGAAGTAGTCTTACGCTTCCAAGGATAGCTTGTTGTAGGTTCATCATCGGTTTTATGAGGAATTACCAAAAAACCTAACCTCTTTAAAACATTTTTTAAAGCTAAAATATAAGCCGCTGTTTTGTCTCTGTAGTATCTGCTGTTTTTATGATTCTTTGATGACTCTGATATAAAGTTGGCTTCCTCATGAACTAATTGTAAAATCTTAACATTTAGCTCTGGATTTAGAAATACGAGGTAGTTAGATATGTCATAAGTATTATCGAACTCATATAAGAAACTACCTATGGCAGCCTCTATTGATTTCTGAATATTCTCAACTCTTCTTTTTGTAGTTCCTATAAATGAAGTAATAGTTCTACTTTGTATTTTTGGTGAAATGTCTGGTATTAACAAGCCCGTATCAACCTTAGTACCCGTCCCTCCACCTAAATTAATATTAGTCTCTTTTACAGAGCATATCCCAACACACCCTACAGGGAATTTACCAGACTTGCTTATTGAGTTTAAAGCTCCCATTGAATTAGGGTTCTGGGCTCCAACTGTAAACACAAGATCCACCATTAATAAATTATCAGATGATGAAAAGAGTTTCATGTTTGTTAGAGTTACATCAAAATGTAATGAATTATGAGTTCCATCGGATATTTGTGCTATGAATCTCCTATTGATATAAGTGTTCATATACTTCTGTATACCCGCAGCATTCAAATCATTAAACCCTAGAGAACCTAGTTCATCTGATACCCTTGAGTCAATCGCTCTTTGTCTTCTCCTCTTCCATTCATCGAATTGAGGTCCTAAAGCTTCTGGTTTAGAACTAGTGTAGGCGGATCCGACTTCGCTTTCTATCTCTCTAACCCTTCTTGTGTACTGCTTATTAATTATTGATATAACTGATTTTGAGTACGCATCATCATCTGTAATTTTACCTTCTTGAGACATGCCGTCGATGAAGTTGCTGTTTAATCCCTCTAGATCTTGAGCAAGCTGTCCTATGATAAATTCAAAAGAAGTGTCTTTATCCATTAACATATCTTTTAATCTTCCAATATAATTAAAAGAAGTAAAAAACTTTTTAAATAACTCTAGATTTGGATCAACCACTCTTACAGTAAGGAAGTGTTCCTTTTTGTCGAACGCATATTCAAACGACACTACATTCCCATCATTAGGACTAATTAAATGCAAATATGGATTAGTAAAATCCGAAGGACTTACTATTTGAGCCTCAATACTTTTTATTTCAGGCTTTACCTGAAATATTGATATGCTAGGCGTCTTTGCTTGAATCGTCATAATAGAGGTATTTTAACAGGATCTCCTGCGTTTAAGTTCTCGAAAGGGTCATTGATATCATTTACTTCCATTATGACCCACCAATTAGCAGGAGTATCATAAAATATATCTGATATAAGGTCTGGTCTGTTAGCGTGTTGAGTTGGAATTACTCCAGTCCTTGTAGTTATTATATCTCTAAGCTTTAGAAGGTATGACTCATAATCTGAACCTAGAGATGTAGTTACCTGTACACCTTTATGATTCATCTTTACGAAACCTTGTTCATATCTACTTGTCTGTGTTGTAAACATATTACCAACTTATAAAGAAATCATCTGTTGTGGAAGGTGGTTTAGCATCAGAGGTTGTACTAGTTCCTACAGGTACTCCACCTTCTTTCATAACACTACCTCCTATGTTTTTAGTTGTAGTGATATGATTATATCCTATAGGATCTAAGGTTGCGTTACCTCCTTCTACGATACTATCCCAACCTGGGGCTCCATCGGAGGTTATCGCATCTCCAGACTTAAATGAGGTGTACGAAGTTCTTACCTCTCTAAGGTCTAATGATAAATTTATTTTTCTAGGAAGAAGTGTCCGCTGATCGTAACTAGACTCTTTATCAAAACCTATTCTATACCCTGTAACTATGCAAGGAACATTTTGATAAAGAATACCATGTGTCAATCTCACAATCGGAGGTCCTACAGCAGGATTCTGACTATTGGTGAACACACTAGATCTTACTAGATTTACCCACATAAGTATCTTTCCTATAGCCTCAGTCCTAGCGTTTCTTATAGCTCCTTCGTTAGTGGCTAAAAGACCTTGAGCATTTTGAAGTCCTACCTTTCTAATAAGAACAGATATTTCTGAATCATCTAAATGACTGAGAAAGTCTAAATCAAACGAGTTTACAAGGTCTGCAATATTACTAGCAGGGGTTTGCGTTGTTTGTTTAAACCCGTCATTTTGTGCTTTCTTAAAATACTCCTCTCTAATTTCAGCCCTCTTTTCGTAAGTGCTAAAATCTTTACTGTAAGGAAATCTTGTATACTGTACTATGTTAGGAAGAGTCAGTGTGAAATCCAAACTTATGGTTCTAGATTTAGATCCTAGGTACACAAACACGCTTCCGTTTCTTCCAATAGGATTGTATTCTGAATACAGCCCTTGACTAGTCTCATCTAACTTAATATTCTCCATGAAGTTTAAGACTCTAGGTCTGTCTACTCCTGGGAAAAAGAAGGATAGTTTGGATCTCTCTTCTAAATGTGAATCTATTTTCATTAGAATCCTCCTTGTAATGTGGTGTCCATTGGTGGAAGTGGGGGATGGGTGTTCTGGTCAATATTTTCTAGAACCCTTATAACTCTAGTAAGTAATGCATTAGCAGGGTTATTTAAACCCATGTTAATATTATAAAAGTCCGTGAGAACATTCTTATCTACTTGAGTAGTTGCAGATTCTTTTAATGCAGCCTGTTCCTCCTTTCTCTCTTTAGAGTTAAAGAATCCAGTTATAGAATCAAACAAACTACTAGGACCAAATCCAAAGAATGCCGCTAGTCCTGCGAGAGCGCCTACAATAAGTATTAAGGGAGCAAAAGCTCCAGTCAGCAACCCTACTACAATGGTAGTCATATTACTAACAACAAACCATATTCCAGCCACAGTTCCTATCAAAGCAACAAGAGATATAAATAGACCAGCAATGGGTAACAGTATGGCAATCACAGGAACTAGAGGCACTAGAATTAGTGAAAGCATTCCTATAGAAAACTTAAGACTTTCCATAAATACTCGGAATGCTCCTGATAGAATAGATGTAACTGTCTCAAAAGGTTTCATCACTCTAGTCGTAAACTGAGATATTGTAGTCTTTAATCCATCAACTACATTTACACCTACGGCTCTTTGTTGTCTCGCGGATTCAGAAAGCCGAGTAGCCATCAACCCGAGATCTCCTAAAGGTCCGCTGGCTATTGCTTGGAACTGTCTTCTGGTAAGGTTTGCTGAATCTCCTACAATAGAATTAAAGTTTTTAGCAGCGGTATCTACAGTGGATAACATTTGAGCTTGGGACATGTTACCTTTTGCAATTGAGTCCACCATCTCTTCAATACCCAATCTTTGAAGAGTATTGTAATCAACGCCTCCTTGAAGGACCATTTTTGCGAAGTCCTCTGCGACACCGACCATAGAAGGCTGTACAGAGGTTGTGAGCGTGGTCATGAACTTATTAACTGCTGCACCACCGCCAAAGAACGCAGCTTGTAGCAATATGGTTTTGTCTAATTTACCTAAAGCATTTACTACTTTCTCAGTGGATATGCGAGAAGATATGGCTCCACGGACTACATCCTTAGCTAATGATTCTATAGCTTTTTTCGTAAGGTTTGCGGGGCCTAGGGAATTTTCCATGACATTCATGAATTTACCCATATCCTCCCCGCTGAGTTTCATCCTAGAAGCTAGATCAAGGATGTTCTTACCAGCCATAGGTAACCCTACCTTGGCTAGTTCGGCTTGAGCCATAGCAGCGTTCTTGAACCCTCCGGTGGCTGCAAGCAGAGCACCAGTATTACCCATCAAGCTAGTATTGTAAATGGCGTTCTGCGCTCTAGCACTGTCCTGGATCTTTGTGAAATCCAGCATACTATCTACCACAGCATTAGCGGCCTTAGACACCGCTCCATACGCTGCGGTTAATGCAGCGTTCTGTACAGTAAGGCTTCTAATAGAGCTATTAAGTGCTGTTAAAAGCTTAGGTATAGGTACGGCCATTTTTACATCCCTTCTTCTGAGGAGATTAGCTCTGATGATTGTCTACTGATTTCCTCAAAACTAACCTTGAACTTGTTGCTTATGTATTTAGTATCAAAAGTCTTGTACTGTTTAAGACCCAAAACTGAGGCTAACATTTTCTTAGCAATCTCAGGACTCATTTCAGTTTTAGATTTCTGTCTATTTTTATATATTGAATTAACAATCGTAAGTATGGTTTCTGGTAGAGCCTGATCCAGTTCAAAGCCTCCGTACAACTGATTACCTAGTGTAGATATTGTAAAGGAAGACCCTTTACCTGCTACTCTGGCAGATAGGCAGATGTAATATCCATCCAATACCGTACCGTTTTTGTAAGACCTTTTATATCTAAAACTTAATATATCTCCAGGAGTAATGTTGGACTCTAAGCTATCAACCGGAGCCATTAAGCTTTTTACATCATTTTTAGGTACTTTACCTATACTTGAGACTTTTTCAGCGATTTGTTTTAAAGATCGGTACATGGCCTATATTATATTAATATATACATGAATATAGAAGGACAAGAGATTATAGAGTTTATAGATCTACTTAACTATACCTTTAGTAATAGATTTGTTGATAAATGGAAGTATAAGTATTCTACTTCATTCATTAAAAAGTTTCAGTTTAAGGTTCTTAAGTCTATGAATGATAAGAAGCCTGTTAAACAGAAAACGCTGTATACTTATATGACAAAAAAGTGTAGATACTCTGAAGAACAAGTTGATGAATTCTTTAATGATATAGACATAGAGATCTACTATCCGCTGGTGATGTGATGTTTTGTGATACCATTAGCAACTCGAAGCGAGAAACTTTCCGTCAGTGTCGGCTCAAGTATAAATATAACTATGTGAACCGTTACGAAGACACTGACCCTGGGAACACTGGTGCCCTACACTTCGGATCCTTTATCCACGAAGTCTTTGAGCATAGTGTCAGCGCAACCACTATTGACCAGCTTTGGACAAAGGCTACTCAAATAAAAGATAAGTATACCTTCCCAGAGAAATATAACAAAGACATAGAGAAGTGCTTCAAGAACTTCCTTCGATTCAACGCACAGCTTCCAAAGGAATCTATTGTCGAGCACCATTTCGCAGAGGAGATTGCTGATGGAATCAAACATGAGGGATATATTGACAGGATTATCAAAGCACCAACAGGAGATATTCTTGTCGTGGAT